TTTGCTAATTTTTCATTTTGTTTTTTCATAACCATTTTATACTCCTTTTTTTGCGTTTTTAAAACTTATTTTTGATTGTTTTTAAGCTTAGCTGCTAAAACAGTCTTTTCTAATGATGTATTAGCTCTTAATTTAGCTAATTGTTCATTTTGTTGTAACTTTTGACTATCTGTAGACTGATTCATCATAGTTTTCATCTTATCAAGATTGATTCTTTCTTGACTATCACGGTCTTTAGACGCATTTTCTTGTGCTCTAAGGTCTAATTCTCTAGATCTTAACATTGCAATTGGGTCATTATCAATAACTGACATAATTTTATTTTCTTCTGACATAAATTCTTCCATTGCATCAGCAATAATTTGAGCTTTTCTAGATTCAATTTTTTGTTGCATGTTTTGTATCATTGCTTGTGTCTGTGGATTTTGTTGTGCTTGTGGATTTTGTGTCATTTGAGCTACTTGAGCTATTTCATTTTTAAATTCAAGTTCAACTTGTTCTTGTCCCATCAAAGATATGTGTTCAAAAATATTTTTTTCTAATGCAGCCATAACCACAGGAGCATTTTTTGCAATATTAGTAGACATGAAACTTAAATGAGAAGTTATATGTGCTCTATGATCTTGTCCTGGGAAAGCTTGGAATGGTTTCCCTGCAAGAGAGTCTACATGTTCTAAAGCAGGGTCCTTTGGTGTGGGTTGATCTGGTTTATTTAAAATACTATCAATATCTCTTACACCTAATGCTGAATACATGTTTCTATAAATTTCATACATGTTATGAATTTGTGGATTAGACATTGCTAATTGTAATTCTGTTTGTGCAATAGATATTCTTTGTGTTTGTGAAAATATATTTGGATCTGCGATTGGAATAATATCTACTTTGTCATCAAAGTCTGCTTGTTTAATATTTTTTTGTCCACCTACAACATTATATGGATATTCTGGTGGTAAATATAATTTAAATACATTTGATAATAATCTAAATTCCTCTTTCATTGAGGCATAGATTCTTTTGTGAATAGCAGACATTGTTCTGCTTCCTCTCTCCAGCAAAGCCACGGTCGTGCCCACTGCTGCTTGCTGATTCCCGTCCCCTACTTGCATGTCCGCTATCGAAGCAAAGCGTTGACCTGCTTGAACCACGACCCCCATTAATGCTAATAAAGTTTGTGAAGGTTCTTTATAAGGTAAAGTCATAAATGCATCTTTTAGATTTCCTCCTGGTGCATCTACATCCCTCCATTCACCTGGTTGAATAGATTGAGCATCATCTCTGATTCTAATTCCTCGCTGTTTAAATCCCGCTGGTAAATTAGATAATGTTCCTGCATCTAATAGTTGTCTCAAAGCTTGTGTAGCAGTACGTGACAATCCACCAATCATTTGAATTAAACCATTACCATAGAATCCAAATCCTGGTAAAAATTTAAAATGCACAAAGTATTGTACTTTTTGTTTTTTAGGATCTGTTTCAGAATAATTACGTCTAATAGATAAAACTTCTCTAGATCCTTCTTCAATTGTTACAATGTAGGGAAGTTTAATTCCTGTGGGCTCACCAGAAGCATCATTATCTTCAAAACCTTCTAAATCTAAATTAACATGGCATTCTAATAATGTGAAAACATCTTCAGTCTGACCACTCATAGTCACACCTTCTAATTGTCTTTCTTTAGATCTAACATCATCATCTTGAGTTAATTCATCAGATGCTTTTAATTCTATATCTCTATAAAAACCTGCTACTTGTTGTTTTCTTAATTCATTTTCTGAAATTTTAATTATATGAATAATTGCTTCTGCATCTTCAAGTGAACTTGCTGTATATGGAACAACAATATCTTGAGCTTGAATAAATTTTGAAACTGCTCTTCCAAGTATTTCATCATAATAAACTTTTTTAAACGTAGATCCTGATAATGGTAAATAAAATAACATTTGATCAAACTCTGGTTCATATTCTTTCATTACATCCATAATTTGATAATTCATAAATTCAGAAACTCTATCCGCTTGATCTTCTATTTCAGGAGTTACAGCACCAACAACTTGTGTTCTAACTGGTCCTTCAGGTGGTAATAATTCTTTATAAGCTTGTGCTTGAAATTGTGTAACTGCTTCTGCAAGTACTGGATGTGTTGCGCTTGATGCACCTTGAAATGGTTCTGTTCTTGATTCGTATTTAAATCCTAATAAATCTAAACCTTGAGTATAAGCTTTTTCCCAATCTGCTCTTGAATCTTTATACGATTGACAATCTTGATAAAGTTCTGATCCTAATCTTCCAAGGACCTGTTCTTCAATTACTTCAGCAAGGTTTGCACTAAATTCAGTTTGCCCTGTTAAATCTTTTTTTGGATCAAAATTTATATCAACACTACCATCTTCATTTTCAGTAACTTCTGTTGGTGAAGTTGGCATAACTTCAGTTTCACTCAAAACAAGTTCTGTTTCTTGTTCTGGAGTTAAAGGATTACTTATTGTTGGAATAGGTTTTTCTATTTCTGCCATTTGTTGTTTTCTCCGATTTCACTGTTCTAACAGTATTATAACTAATATTCAAGCCTTGCGGGCATGGTCCTCTTTTAGGAGGTACTGTTAATGTTAGTCTTTTAGGTTTATTTATCATATTCCCACCAGTCAGGAACATCAGGATCAGGATATCTGTTTACAATATCTTCATAAGGATTTTCTTCTATAAATTTTCTTGCTCCAGCTCTTTCTTCAACTCTTTTTGGATGTATTCTTTTCCCAGTTGCAATTTTTTCAATTTTTTCAAGATCACTTATTGCATCTTTAACAGACATATTTTCATATTCTAATTCCCATTCCCCAGGTTCATATGCAGGGCGTGGTCTAGTTTCCATTACACTGAATTCTCCAGGGTAATTAATAGCTTTTCCTGTTTCTAAATCTATATCTGATTTAGGAGGTTTATAATGTAAATCAAATGGAGCCTCAAATGCACCTCCATAAACATTTGCTTCAATATGAATGGTACCATCTGGATACTGAGTCATTGTAATTATATCCGGTTCTTTTTTACCAGCAACAGGTACTTCTATTTTTTTAACTGTTCTTATATCTTCAACTCTTGTTGCTTTAGGAGATATGTCGACTCCTTCTTTCATTATTTTAGTAACAAGTGGATTAAACCATTCAGGCATATCTGCTACCTTTGGTAAAACTTTAGCTGCTACTTTTGTAGCTTGAACAGCTTTTTCTCCTTTAATTAATTTACCAGCAAAAGGAGCCGCAACAGCTCCAGCTAAAAATCCTAGAAATCCTCTTCTAGATATTTTAGGTCCACTTCCATCTTTGAATCCAACTCTTCCTCCAACATTATATTGTTGAAGTTCATTAATATAATCATCTGGTCCTACTATAGGAAGTTCTTGAAATGGTGTTGTTTTTTCTTCAGGCTCAGGTACTTGATAAGTTTCATTTTGAATATCTTCAGATAATTTTTTCTTATCTCGTACAGAAGTAGTTCCAAATATTTTTCCAAACCAAGTTGGTTCTTGAGTAACAGGATTAATTACGTTACTTACATTATAATTAACCAATCGATCAGCTAACACTTTAATTGTTGGAGAAACTTTATTTACTGTTTTTTCATTTTTATTTAAAAAAGAATCTAAATCTTTTAATTGACCTTCAAGTTGTTTTATCTTCATTCCAGGATCTGATTCATATCCTTCAACGCTTGTAAACTCTGGGTTTTTTAAAGCTTCTATTTGACCCTGTATTCTATTTGCTTCATCTACTTTATCTTGATAATCAAATAATAAATTTGTTGCATTTTTTTCTTCATCAGTTTTTGCCATTTTTAAAAGATCAGTTCTTCTAGATCCAACAATAGATTCTGGAAGAAATCCTAATGTTGTTGAACGAATAGCTTGTCTCCAATCTCCTTTTGCAAGTTCTGGAACTGCTTGACTGGCTTCAAGTAATGCTCCAACTCCAAGTCCTATTGGACCTGCACCAACAGAGATTAATTCTTTAACTCCTAATCCTGTAAATTTAATTCCTGTACCTGCTTTACTTAAAAGATTTTTAAGAAGCATTCCTTCTTCACCAGATTCTGCAATAGCTCTTGCTGCAACATTTAATTGTGGTTTTGTTAAATTACCTTCTTCTAATGCTTTTAAACCTTTATTAAAACAATCGGAACCATCAGAAAAATTAACTCTACCACCAGAAGCATATGTTGGACATCCAATAGACCCAATCATTTGTACAAGTCTCCTTTTTTCACTTGCTGGTATTTTTGATTGAGATTTTAAAACTGCTTCTTTATTTTCTTCAAAAGCTTCAAAGTTTTGTAATTTTCTAAGATTTTCTTTTGTTAAAAGTTCTGAGTTTTTAATTTTAGAAATATCTGCTTGTTCTAATCCTTCTGTTCTAGCTATTTTTTTAGCTTCAGTTAAATCGTCAAATGCTTTTTGAATTTTATTTATTTCTCGTTTATCAGTTAATTCAGCTATTTCTTTTATAGGCTTACCTTCATATAAAGCCGCTGGATCTATTGTTTTTAAATAATCAACTCCATATGTATATTTTTTTAAAGTATCTGGATCTGTAACATCAAAACTTTTATATCCCTCAGCTAATGAAGAATAATTTATTCCTTTTTTATTGTATTCTTCTAATTTTTGTTTCCATCCTGGTGGTTTATTTTTTACAAGTTTATCTTGTGCTTGTGATATATTTTTTAAGATAGGGTCTAATGTTTCTTTCATAGCATCATTAATTTCTGCTGGAGTATATCCAAGGTTTTTTGAAGTAACCATTCTATTATAAAGATCACCCATATGACCTAAATGAGCTTTATAAGTCCCACTATATTTTTTTTCAAAACCAGGATCACTAAATTTTAATTGTGCTTCTTTTCTTTTTATATCTACTTGTTTTCTTGTTTCGTCTCTACCTATTACTGGTCGTTCTAATTCGTAGTCTTTTTTTATTTGAGAATTTATTCTAACTACTTCAGAATAATTCATGCCAAATTTTTTAGCAAGTTGAGAGTCACTTAATATTTCTCCTGATTTTATTTTTTCTTGTAACTCATTACTGTTTTTTGAATATTTTGATCTTTCTTTAATTTGATTTATATATTCTTTTTCAATATCTTTATTTGGCCATCTAACACCTACAATAACATTATTTTTTATTATTGTTGATGGTACCTCTACATATTCTCTAATATTCTTAATATTCTTTTCAAAATTTTTTATAGTATTTTTATTTACATTTTTTAAATATCTTTCTCCATATGGTCCTTTTTTATCAGAGAAAACAATACCTGCTTTGGATAAAGCATTTAATAAATCTTTTCCTCCTTTAGTATTAGTTTGTGATGGAACTAAATATTTTTGAAAAGCTTGTTGCCCTATAGATTTTTGTTGTTTTGAAAAATCAGAAATACTTACTAAACCAGCGTTGCTAAATCCTCGTCGCTCGACACTACCTCCGTTAGCAAGTTCTAATTGTTCATAAGGTTGGTTTTGTATTCTTTTTGGAGATATAATAGGCATGTCATTTGGAAATTCTTTATAGACACTAGACTCTCGATGCGTGTTGCTATCATCTAGAATCTCAGGTTCAGTTCCTGTGTATAACGGGACAATAAAATCGCGTGTCATGTAACGAGGGTTTGTTCTGTGGCGCAATGCCATTTGATATTTTCTAATTTCACTCATTATAATAATCCAGCAATACCACCATCTGCTTGTTTGGTTCTTGTAGTATTTTTTAAAATATTAACAATCTCTTCTGGAGACATTCCTTTTTCTTGCATGGTTAATCCTTGTTCAATAGTTGCAATTACTTCTGCTTTTCTTTGTGGATTATTATCTATTAAAATTTGATTTAAAAGATCGTCACTAATAACCCCTTTAAATTTTGTTTTTATTTCAAGATCGTCAAAATATTTATTAAAATTTTTATCACCAGATTCTTCTTTAATTTTTATATATTCATCATAGTCTTTACTTTTAGCTGGATCTAATCCCATAGCACGCATCTCTTTGCTTCTTTTATTTCCTTCTTGCATAGCTTTTTCCATTTGTGCTTTTATTTCTGAATCATTAAAATCAAAGCCTCCTTCAATAGGTTTATTTTGCTTCTTAGTCATTCTTACATCATCAACGTAAGCTAAAGCTTTTTTATAAAGATCAGATTGTTCTTTTTGCGATAAACTAAAATAGTCTTTACCTTTTGTTTCAGCCATTGATTCTGCAATCATATCGGGTGCAATTTTATCATTTATGTCTACATTAAAAATTTGATCATGCGCTTCAAAAGCATCTTTGTGTTTATTTCTTAAACCTTCTACAGCGTCAATTGGTTCTTGATCCATAATAGTTACACCTGTTGGCTCTTCTGCTTTTCTAATTGGTTTTTTAGGAACAGTTACTTCACCTGTTTTTGGATTAACTGATTCCATAGATTTTTTCTTTGATAATTTTTTATTCATGTCTTCTAATAATTTATCAATAGAGGACATAACTTTTTTTCCTTTAGCATATCCAATTCTTCCACCGTCTGCTTTTTTATCTAAATTAGCTCTATATGATTTATATAGTTCATCACCTGTTCCAGATCCTGACGCTGATAAATATTTATTATAACGTTCTTGTACTGTTAAAGGAACAGAATCACTTGTTGTAGTTGGTGAAGATTCTTTCGGTAATTGTATTGGTGTTGAATATTTATACAAATCTGATCTAGGTATATTTTTATCTATTACAGCAGTAAGAGAACTACCTGGTGCATTGTAATACTGTCCTTTTCTTGGTCCTCCTAAAAATTCAGGTCCAGTCCAAGGTCCTTCCCATGAACCTACATAAACTAATCCTGCCATAGGAGTTCCTTCTGCATAACCAGTTCTTCCACCCATTGCATAACCAATAATTCCGCCTTGTGCTTTGCCTTCAGGTTCTGGTTTTGGAAATTTTTTTCTAAATGGAATAACTATTCCTTCTTCTTTTACTTCTTCCGGTTCTGGAGTAGATTTAACTCCTTTTTTTTCTAATTCTTTTGCTATATCTTCATTTTTCTTTTGTATGTCTTGGAATTCTTCATAACTTATTGCATTTTCACCTCTTTCATCTAATAATCTTGTTCTATCTTGATTTGCATTATACTCATCAATTAATTCATCTACACTTTTTCTTTTATTACCCTCAGCTGTAATATCCAATACTTCAGCTGGTTCTTTTTCTTGTTTTTTAGAGCCAAACAATCTTTCAAAAAAACTTTTTTCTTTTTCAGTTGTTTTTGCTTTTTCTACATCTTCATAAGATGTAGATCCTTTTAATCTAAATTCATCAGGTTCAAATTTAAATTTAGATCTTGCTAAGTTTGCTGCTTCTTGTTCTGTATTTAATCTATTAAAATCTGGTATTAAACTATCCAATTGTTCTAATGCATTCTCACCATATATTTTTCTAAAGTAATCTATTGGTTCTCTACTAGTTCCTAAATCGTCAAGTGTAAGACTTTTAATTTTTCCAGCTTTAATATCTTCAGATAAAATTTGTCTAGTAACTGCTCTAACTAAACCTTCATTATGTAATCTCATTTGAGCTAATTGATCCCTACCTGCACCTTTAATTAAATTACCTATGTCAGATTCATTTTTAATATCTTCCATACTTTGTTTAGCTCTTTTAATTTGAAAATCAGCTTTTCCAAGAGGTGTATTGGGAGGAGCCATTAATCCTCCTTTTTCAATTATTTCTTCTAAACCTTTTCCAGTTACTTGTTTCCCGCTACCCGCCGCTATAACATCTGCTACTGGTGGAAAAAATTGTCTTTCAATATTAACTGCATTGTTAAGGGCTCTATTTAATTCTACATCATTTAAGTTTTTACTTAATGCAAGTCTAACGGTTTCTTCCATTTCTTGTTGAACTTTGTCCATTGTCAACGTGCCTTTATCAATGGATTCTTTTAATTTAAATTCATCAACTGAAATATCTACCAAAGATGGTTTTTTAAATGGAACAATATTTCCTTGAGTGCCAATAACTTTACTTGGTTTTACACCAAACTTTTTAGCAATCTCTAAAAGTTGCATTAATTTAGTTGGGTCCGCCATAATTTAATAATATGTTT